GCTTTAAATGTGCTTGATGAAATATACGATGCAAGAATAAAGAAAAAATCTGTAGATTTTGAAGAATTAAAAGCTCCATTATTAGCTATTAAAGAAATAAAAGATTTGGTTAAAATAAATGATAAAATTAAAAACAATGAAACAAGCGATTTGCTTAATTTTGACATTGAAGATTTGAGCAATGTAACAACATTAGAGGAGGTTTTAAATGAAGAAGAAGGTTGAAACATTACCTGAAGTAAAAGCATCACCAGCAAAGATTGGATTTATTAACTTTTTACTGGTAAGTGGATTGTTAGCATGGATAATAACCCTTACTTGCAATTTGTTTGTATTTATAGTAACTCTCTTTTATTCAGAAAAAAGCCTTTTATACTCACTTATTTTTTTTGGAATTAGTATTGTAGGGCAAATACTATTTCTTAATAAAAAATGAAAATTCCAGAGTATGTATATGGTATAACTCAATTATGTAATGTTTCTGATGCAATGGCTGAAGAGCTATGGGGGCAGTTTGTATACCTAAAACTCCACTATTTTGATAAACAGGCATTTAAAGAATTCTTTTATATGTTGCTATGCCTTAAAGGTAATGGTATAATACTAAAGCTATTTGATTTTATCCTTCAGAATGTAAGAATACCACATACTGCACCAGTTGAAAAGTTTAAACATGAATGGGTAATTCACTTTCTTAATATGTCAGAAAATGCAAAATTTATTCTTCTTTATGCTCTAATTAATGTATGCGAAGATTTACCAGTTATCAGGAAATTAGCAAAACTGTTATTTAATAATAGAGAAGTAAAAATTGAAAGGAAAGATAAAGGTGCCATCGGTTTTATCTAACTTTTATAAATGGGCTGAATCTCTTAAAATTGTATCAAAAGAAAAAGGATTAACTTCTTTTTCTCCATCTACTTGGTTTAATAGCCAAAAATATGTTATCAACCAAATCTTTACAGAAATAGAAAAGAATTCAGAAATAAGAGAATTCCTTATTCTTAAAGGCAGACAACTTGGAATAACTACCGTATTACATGCTCTTGATTTATTCTGGATAATGGGAATTAAAGGTATTAAACTTGGTTTTTTATGCCATAGTTATGAAGCAAGACCAAAACTAAGAGAAATAATTAGAAGCATGTATTTAACTCTTCCGAGAAATATGAAAGTAAATTGCATTATTGATAACAGAGAAATGATGCATTTTGCTAATGGTTCAGAAATACAGTTTATGCATGTATCTTCCCGTGAAAGCTCAAGACAAACAGTTGCACGTTCACAAGCTCTTACATGCTTACATGCAACAGAGGCTGCGTTTTATTCTGTCAATGACCCTAATGATGAGGTATTAAAATCTCTTATGGTTTCATTAAGCAAAATTAATCCAGCAAGATGGTGCATACTTGAAAGCACAGCTAATGGGTTTAATTCTTTTTATGATAGATGGAGAGAAGCTAAAAAAAACCCTTCACAGAAAACAATATTTACAGGCTGGTATATGAGAGATGATTATAGAATTAAAAAAGACAACCCATTGTTTCAAGAATACGGTTATCCTCTAACAAGAGAAGAAAAAAATAAAATTAAATTGGTGAAAGAGTTATATAATTTTGACATTAGCATAGAACAACTTGCATGGTTTAGAAAAGAAGTTGCTACTACGTTTGCAGGAGATTTAAATTATGCTTTACAGGAATTACCATTCTGGGAAGATGAGGCATTCAGGTTATCAGGATACAGATATTTCAGTTCTGAAAAGCTAACTGAATTAATGAAAAAGAAATTATCTGCACATTATTTTAATGTATTTGCCAATGCTAATGGAATATATATAGACAAAGGGACTGAATTTGACCATAACTTAAAAATATTTGAATATCCAAAAGAAAATGAAAATTATTTTATTGGTGCAGACCCAAGTTATGGTTCATCTGCACAAAGCGATAATGCTGTTATATCTATATGGAAAGGATATAGAGATAAAGTAATTCAAGTTGCAGAATATTCTGATAATTCTCTTGGCGTTATAGAATTTGCTAAGCTTATTTTATTCTTTGCATGTTTTTATAAAAATGCATATGTAAACATAGAAGTTCAAGGACCAGGAAGAATGGTAATAAAAGAAATGGATAATTTAAAAAGAAATGCTTATGATATAGGTGAAATTGTATGGAACTTTGATAGCAAAGATATAAACATAGAGCAGATAAAATCCAATATAAGAAATATAAAAGAATATCTATATTACAGNGCTGATAGTTTAAATAGAACCTATGTAAGGCANTGGCAAACAACTGCTGATACAAAAGAAGCTGTTATGGGACAATTCAAAAGTTTATTTGAAATGAATATTCTGGATATAAAAAGTAAAGATTTAGTTGAAGAAATGAGTTTCTTTATTAGAGACGGTTCTTATCTTGGAGCTGAAAGCGGAAAACATGACGATAGAGTTATTGCCTCCGCCATAGCAGTTGAATGCTGGAGAAGATTTGCCTACCATAAACTACCAAAGAGTTCTGATATTCCTGTTAATGTAGAAAAAAACAATCAACTGTTAAAAGCAATAGGNATATATGACGCAATTAAACCCTTTATTGAAAGATAAGCAGGGCAAAACTATTCAATTACATCAGTTATCTTATATAACAGGAATTCCACCATCATTGTTAATTGAAATATTATCAGGCAAAAAAGGCTATGGAATAAAAAAATCTGTTTATCTATCAATGATATGTAAACAACAAGGTTATGATTTTCCACCAGAAACTTTTATGAGTAGTCAGGATTTAAAATTACTGAATTATATATTAGAGGATATATGCAAAATAGAGCTAAAACCATACAACCCACTCCTGTAATTTGTAAAAGGTGTAGTTCTTCTATGTTTCTTGATGGATATGGCTATCTTTTATACTGGCATTGTATAATATGTGGCAATATAGTATTTATTCCAGATGAACAAATAAAGAAAAAGAAAAAAATAAGAAAGTATACAGAAGAAGGCAAATGTTTAACATGTGGTAAAACATATATTAAATACAAATCTGACCAGTATCTCTGTTCTGAGTGTAGTAAAAAAGGAAAAAGATATTATAAAAAAGTTTGTGAATATTGCAATAAAGTTTTTTATGCTAAATTTAAATATGCAAAATATTGTCAAGTTTGTTTACCTAAAATACGCTCAATACAAGCTACAAGGAGGATAAATGGTAAGAATAAAAGTTATTGATAGTCATAATGCAAGTTTTTCATGGATTGCAGAAAAATGTAAAGATGAACCTAAATCTGCAATATTTGTATTCAGCAAAATTGCCAAACATTTAATGTTGTTAAATCTTATTAGATACGGAATTAAAAATATACCTGTTGATTTTCCAGAGAAGTTTTTTGCAAGCCTTATAAAAAAACAATATTGCCAATCTCATGATATTTGTAATCAATTAAAAAAACAACCATATTTGTTTAATGATAAGAAAGGTTTTGAAAGAGATTTAATTATATGGAGATGTGTAAGAACTATACTTACAGAAAAAGCTAATATGAATGATAATATGTATAAAGAAAACCCATTATGGAATTATATAACGCCAGAACAATATGAAACATTCAAAAATGCTTTTACCAAATTAAACATAACAACAGGATTTGATGTTATAAAAGAATGCATAGACAGAAATATAAAAACTACTGTTAAAAATTTATTTATACTTGGATATGAAGATGGATATAAATTATTGTATAAAGCTATTGACAAATGTATTATTCCAGAAAAGATATATTATATAGGAGACCCGTATAAATACTCTACTTTATATTCTAATTGCAATGATATAAGTTCAAATGAAACAATAGAATTAAATGCATCGCTACAAATACCAGCTAATATGTATAATTATTTTACACAAGTTAAAGATTTGCTTAAAGTTCCTTATAATATTAAGCCAAATAATGCATTTGGAAAAGTATCTAACTTTAATAGTTTAGATAGGGCTTTAAACTATTTATATGCAAAACAATTTGATTTGGCTTGTATTGTTTATGAAACTCCAATGTATGCTGATTATATAGAAACATCACTATTTAACAAAAATATACCATTTAAAGGAGTTACAGAAAGATATAAATTTCCTTTTGAATTATATGTTGTTTTTAATGTTATGGAGAATGTTTGTAACAACAAAGGTATAATTACTTATAAAGAAATTAAAACTCT